TGTTTTATATTCCTAATCTCACCACTTACTGTTTTCCATGCAAGTTTACAATGCTCATTGTCTCCACTAATGCCAATAACATCAGCTTCTTCGAGCAATCTATCCATAGCAGATATTTCTGTTGGGCAGATAAATGTAAAATCTTTTGGGTAGAAATAAACAACTGTCCAATCGTTTGTAAGAACATCTACTGGAATAATTTCATTGTTTTCATCTACTCCTTGCATGGAGAAATCTGGGAATAAATCACCTACTGTTTTCATAACGACCCCCTAGGAAATGCTAAATTCGTCAGCAACTTCGTCAGGTGTGTCTTCAGAAGGTGTAGTTACTCTTTGTAGAAGCTCTAATTGAGCATCTGCTGTTGGTCTAGGAAGAACATCGTCCATTGACTTGAGTTCTGCAATAGCAGCTTGCTCTTCGTCTGTCAATGCTCTTGGTTTGCATTTAAGAGCTTGTAATCTGTACTCGACATTAAATGCCATAGGCCCAGTTTTAACTCTTTGAAAGCAAACGTCCCAACCAGTTTCAGGGTCAGTAGGATCGCCTAAATCTTCTGCGGCTACCATTATTTGTTCCCACAGTTTTTTCTTTAAGTTTACTACTTTGACTTGTCCATCAGCTGGGTCGATAGCTTGTAGAGCATATGCCCAACCACATTTTAAGTCTGGGAAAAAGTCACGAACGTGGTCTTTTTCTTTGTTGTTGAAAGTTTCTGTATTTCTGTCGAAAGACAAACATTCCATAGGAATATTTTTGTTGTTTTCGCCTTTAATCCAGTAAACATATCTTGGTAGAATATCACCTACTAAACGGAATCTATTGTCTCCTTCTTTGTAAGTGTATTGATTAATTTTACTTTTTTGGGCTTCGCCCTTAACTTGATTGAATTTAATTGCCATTTTTTCTTTTACTCCATTGTTTAGCGTTATCTTCAAATTTAAAATGAATCACTCCATCTTTCATTTGAAGCAATCTGTTTTCTTCAATTATTTCCTCGAGCATAGGTAAATGTATTAACTCTAATGTAGTATTACCATTTTTCTGATACTCGTGGTAGTTGCGATATGAAGCAACACAAACATAGTTTGCGCACTCCAAGTTACTATAGTTTTTTCTTTCTGCCAATAACTGTTTAGGATTAGCAAGAAAGCTATTACCCAAGTAACTCTTACCATAATATTTATATATAGGGTCTTTGTTACTAGAGGGTATTCTGTTATATGTTAAAATATGTATAATAGTGAGGATAGAGGTGGGGTCACCATCACTTGCTCTCATTATTTTTTCCATATCATATTTTATCATAATGTTATATTATAACAAAATTTGACGACTTTGTCAAGTAATATTTTTCGGAGGTTACTACAGGGTAGATATCTCATATCCCTGTTTAATATAGTAGCCAAGTCGAGCATTAGCTTGACGACTCGCAGTTTTACCCACAAGATTAATATCAACTACTGTAGGTTGTTTTTTATCTTCATAGCGTCTAATTATTCTTCCAATTAGCTGAGTAAGTAGAGGCTCGTTATTTACGGGTGTGCCAAGAATTAAGCAGCTAAGAATATCTAAAGAAATGCCTTCTGAGAAAATACTTTGAGTCCCATACAGTATGTTTTTGTCTTCAAATATCTGATTAATTATATCGGGTCTTTGGTCGTGTGGTATGTCTCCTGTCACACAAACTGCGGTATCCCCTGTCATTTTCGTACACATTTTTAAGAAGTCTACTCTATCACTAACCACTAATACTTTATGACCGCGTGCAGCATATGCACTTGCAGTCATGGCTATAGAATTTTGATACTCTGGGTTGTATGCCAACTCATTTATTCTATTAGCCCAAGGGATAGAGTTTCCGTCCATGAAGCGTATTGGAAGTTTTAGCACATCAATTTTTGGGGTCATAAAATTTTCCTTTGGTGGTTTCAAAACATTATCTCCAAAGTAATCTCTAAACACTACATGTTTGCCATCTTTTCTTTGTAAAGTACCTGTAAGGCCTATCTTATATCTAGCACAAGATTTATCTATAATCCTAGTAAAAGTTGGACTACTGACATGGTGCATTTCGTCTAAAATTACTGTGCCAAACTCTTGTCTAATTTCTTCAATTCTTCTGTATAAACTCTGTATATTACCTATTACTACAGGCGTGGATACATCAAATTTACCACTACCTATAATTCCAGGTGTAAATCCAAAAACTTTCTTTACTTCTTCTTCCCATTGTTTTCTTAGTGCTAATGTGTGCGTTACAACAAGAGTTTTTTGTCCAAGTTTACCAGCTATTGCAAGACCTGTAAAAGTCTTTCCCCAACTGACCCAAGCGTTAATTATAGCACTATCATTTACTTCATCATAAACTGACTGCTGGCTTGGTCGTAACTCGAATATAAACGGAGGAAATTTTACAGGTTTTAAGATTCGTTTGTCAACTATCTCGTGGTCTTCTGGAATTAAATCCATTCTACCACTTGGAATAGATACTAAGTCGCCTTTGATTAAAGACATATTCTTTATCATCTGTGGTGGGTCTCCATACTTAAACGATGGGATAGCATAAGTAAGCTCCCTATCTATTTTGTCCTTTGTACGGGGCAAAACATCTAAGTATATTCTATTCGACAGGACTGCTTTCATATCCTTTAAACCATTGTACTAAAGAGTACCTTGTTCCTTCTGTTACGGGTGTGACTTCATGATACAAATTAGAAGGAAAAATTATTACTGTGCCTTGTGAACTCTCTACTGCTGTAGATTTATGTGCGTGTTGAAACTGTAAAAACCCGCCTTTATAATCAGTAGGCTCTGAAAGCTGAACACTTACACTAAGTATTCTTTCATTTGTTTCATCAGAGTCTTTATGCAATCCATAAAAATCTCCTACATTATAGGTTGCAAACTGCACATCTTCGGCTTCAGTTATAACATAGTTTTCATACTTGCTCATGGCAAGTTGTTGAATATAGTCTTTTACTACTTGATTACCTATAAAAGATATTTTAGTTGACCTACCTTCTGACATAAGATTATCTTCGCCAATCCCAGCATTTAGCTGAGGACGATTTAACCCTTCATCAATAAGTAGTTCACATACTTCTTTTGGTATTATTTGTTCAAATACTTGTATCATTTATATAACTCCGTTGCCCATGGGTTTATGTTGACTGAAACTCTTTTTCCAGTAAATTCTTCTACTCCATGATATAGTTTTGGACTAAATATTACTAGTCTATTTTTGACAGGTTTTATACTTATTCCTCTTTCAAATTGTAATTCTCCTCCAATGCAGTCTGCTTCCATATAAAATACGCTAGAACATATTGGAAATCTTTGTATTCCGTGCTTAACATAAGCTCTTTCATCTTTATCATAATGCCATTGACCTGGTCGTGTATGCGTGTGTGTCCAATAATCATACCCTTTCATATCTTTTATATTAAAATACTTTTCTATTTTTTCTAGTATTTGAGAACATAAAGCATAGTTTACATGATATTCTAGTTTTTCAAACCACCCCTCTCCTTCTTTATCTGCTAATGCACTAACAAAGGGTTCTGTAGAATAATTTATTGTTTTATTCCAATGCTGTAACTGATGAGGTTGAAACACTCCATCTATTATATGTACTTTCATATCTTTCTCCATGTATCTTTTTTCTTCTGCTCACTAGCTTCGTAGAAGAGCCAAGGAATGCCATCTCTATACAAAATCCCTGCCCAAGACATACTCTCGGGCAGAGGTCTTTCGAGAGTGAAGGGGAAAGGGCATTCTTTAATCCACAGCACACTAGCTATGGTTTTTTTCTCCACTCTCAAAATCTTGTGGTATTTTAATTCTACTGTCTGAGTTTTCTCTTTAGTGAAAAAATAACCACTCGAATCTATATAATGTTTGCCCTGATGTTTTAATAGTCCTACTATATCTCTTATCATTGACTTCAGAGGATAAATACTTTTCATAGGGCTTTGTAATCTTCTTTTGCCCAAAGTATCCCCTGACATATTTCTATCGTCAAGAACTTGATTTTCAATCCACATTATACCATCTACTACTTCAATATTATCAGTATGCACAGTAAAAATAGGAAATTTTAATCTATCATAAATCATTTACCATTTACTTATAATGTTTATCATAATTACATAAGCACATACAAGATTAGACATTACTATAAATGTTCTTATGATTGTGATTACATTGTCGTTTCTAGGGTCATATCCATCTTGTTCACTATATGAACCTAGAGCGTGTTTCCAAATTGTCCAAAGTCTTTTCATATTACCACTTATCTGTTACATCAGGCTTTTTATTTTCATAGTCCCAAGGTACACTTACAGTATAAATATCACTCATACTATTTCCAATATACTTGAAGTTTTTTGATACAACAAAAGGAGCTACATGGTCAAAGTACTTATCTACACAAGTATTCTCTGCCTCTGCGTATGCCTCTACTTCTTCATATGTTCCATACACCAACTGGCCGTCTTGTAGTTTTGCTACTTCTGTATTAGATGTCATATTTTGCCTCAAATTTACCAAGTGAGTAGTCATCATGGACATCAAAGTCACAACCAACGGGACAACCAGGAATACTAAATCCTCTGTCTTTTTGTACACATTCTTTTAGTATTTTAGAATATTCTTCAACATATGATTCTTCTACTTCTGCAAGTATAGAGTCATGGACTAGTGCGAATATGTTTGCAGGTTTGTTTTTGATTAGATTATGTGCATCAATTGCTCCAAGTAAGTTTATATCTGAAGCTACAGACTGAACAAGAAAGTTTAGACCTGACCTGACTTCATGACTAGCAATGCCTCTGTTATCTGACATAACATTTGGTAATCTTCTCTTTCTACCAAGTGCAGAATATATAAATCCATTATCCATAATAAATTTAGAAGATTTATCAATCCATGCTCTAAGTTTGAAAAACTGTCTGAAATAGTCATCAATAACTTCTTGTGCTTGATTTACTGAGAAGTATGTACCACTATCTTTGGTTACTTGTTCTGATATTTTATTTGCACCAGCACCATACATTATTCCGAAAGTAACAGCTTTTGCAGCTTGTCTTTCTGTTG